GACCAGGTCCTTGACCGCAGCCTCGCCGGCGGCGTTGACCTTCTCGACGACCTCGTCGTGGTAGAGGGTCAGCTGCTCCTGCAGCGCTTCGCTCAGGTCCGCGATGCTTACGGTGCGGTTAGCCATCGAGACCACCGTCCTCCACAGCGGCCCGCTCGACCACCAGCTCCAGCTCTTGGCCGGCGCGGTAGGTGCGGATCACGCTGTACCGGCGGCCGTTGTACTCGACCAGGCGCTCGTCCTGGTAGTCCAGGTAGTCCGCCAGGACCAGCTTCAGCTCCGGATGGAAGTCGGTGGCGCTGGCCTGGTAGAACTCCTGCTGGCCGATGCTGCGGACGCCACAGAAGACGTCGCGGCTGGTCTCCAGGAGGACGGGGTCGCCCTGGTCATCTCGGCCCGGGATCCTCTGGATCAGGGTCAGGATGTCAGTCATCTGCGACCACCTTCCCGCCGTAGCCCTCGGCCATCATGAGGCACGACTTCAGGGCGTCGTACCGCGCCTGATAGGCTGCAGCCTTGCCCGTGTCGTCCGTGTAGGCCGCCTTGCAGTACAGCTTCACCGCGTTCAGGATGAGCGGGTCGGTCTTGTCCGGATCCAGGACGCCGCACACCTTCAGGTCTGCCAGGCAGGCCTCGATGGTGTCCGTCAGGTCGTCATCCAGCACGCTGTGGCTGATGCGCAGGCTCGTCTTTACTTTACTGAGCATTTCCATGCGGCTCGCCTCCTTCCTAGAAGTTAGGCGGGGCCGTTAAGCCCCGCCCAGGTGGTCACGCTTAGGAGGATGCGCGGCCGTAGCGTACGAAGGCGTTGGCCATTGCCAGCTTGCCGTCAGCCAGGGCCAGGGCGCGGTAGACGCGGGAGCCGGTGCGGAAGGCCACGGAATCGTCGCTGGAGATGACGGGAGCCTTTGCCAGGTTCATCTTGTAGGCCTTGAAGTCGCCGAACAGAATGGTGTCGGCGGGGATGTTGTCATCCAGGACAACGTGCCAGCCCAGGATGTTGTACTTCGCGGGAGACTCGACGTCTGCATGGACGACGGGCTGGCCGTTCTTGTCTTCGATGCCGATCACGTCGGAGAAGAACAGGGCGCGAGGCATAGCGAAGATGGCGTTCTTAGCAGGACCGGAAGGCAGGGAGCCGATGATCTTGACCAGGTCGGCGTAGGTTGCCTTTGCCTTGGTGAAGGTGCCGGTAGCGGTTGCGACGGTCTTCAGGATGCCAGTGGGCTGGCCGGAGCCGGTGCCGTTGAAGACAGCGTTGTCCAGAGCTGCCTCCATCTTTTCGCCCAGCTTTGCGACGATCCAGGCCTCGAAGGCGGAGATAGCCATGGCCTCGATGTCAGCGGTAATCTCCAGGGTCTTGATCAGCTTGTGAGCACCCAGGGAGATGCTGGTGATCTTGTCCTCGGAGTCGGTAGAAGCGGTGCCGACTGCGACCCATGCAGCTGCAGCGACGGCGTCCTCAACAGGCAGGACGACGTTGCCGGGGATGTGGGTCAGGTCAATGCGGGACAGGATGGGAGACTCCTCCAGGTAGCGGAAGATCTGGTTCAGGGTCTGGGTAGGAACAGCTGCGGCACCGGTAACAGCTGCGCGCTGCTCAGCGTTCAGCTCCTTGCCCTGCAGGTTCATCAGGTAGGCCTCGCGGTACTCCGCGGAGTCAATAGCGTAGGTACGGTTTTCCATTTTGTTTTCCTCCTTGTTGTCTTCGATGATGGTGCCAGTCACGATGCCGGCCGCGACCTTGTCGCGCAGCTGCTGGCGGGTCTGTGCTTCGTTCTGGATCTGCTGGCGCTCAGCCTGCAGGTTCTCGACTTCCTGCTCCAGGGCAGTCAGTGCGTCGCCGGTGATCTCGTCCATGTTCATGGCGCGGATCTCAGCCAGGCGGGTGTTGATCTCGTCAATTCTCATTGTCAAAGATCCTCCTCTAGTTGAATTTTAAGGCGCAGTTTTCTGCGTCTCTCGTCAAGCGCTGCCTCACTCCGGGCTGCCAGGTCGATCACTCCGTCGGCCCAGCTGCGCGCATTGATTTCGGTGTTATTGTTCGCCGGGATAGACACGGCGGAGACGTCGAAGATCTTCTTCACCCTCGTGTGGACGATGGTGCGGTTCTCGACGTCGTAGTGATAGTCGCCCAGGATGAAGCCCCAGCTCATCTTTGTGATCATGCCGGTGCTGATTTCCTCGTACAGGCGACGGGCTGCCTCGGTGCGGCCCAGGTCGGCAGCGGTGAACAGGCCGGCCTCGTCGGGCTCGACGATCAGGCTGCCGTTGCTCTGCCGGGCCATGACGGTGCCCTGGTGGTTCAGCTGGAAGATGATGTCGCTCATGTCGCAGCCGTCGAAGCAGCCGCGCTCGAAGCGCTCATAAACGGGGCCGTCCTCCAGCTCGTAGAGCACGTAGGGTTCATAGCGGGCGGCGTAGCCCTCGACGTAGTAGCTGGAGTCGATGCGCTTGGCCTCGGGCGCGGGTGCGAAGACCTGCAGCGCGCGGACCTGCATCTCATTCTTCAGCTTGATTTTCTCGTTCGGGGTCATTGTCTTCTCCCTCCTCATTCTGGTCAGGGACAGTCGGCTGAGCGGCCTGGGCCTTGGCTGCTGCCAGCTCCTCCTGGAGCGCGGCCACCTGGTCCAGCTGGCTGATCTCGGTGTACTCTTTACGGATGTAGCGCTTGTCGCCGTCCGGTACAGGCGGCAGGTTCCAGATCGCCATGACGTCGTTGGTGCTCAGGATGCCGCGGTCGAACATCTGGGAGCTGACCTGCAGCTTGTCCGTGTTGGTCATGTACTGCAGCCGGTTGGAGCTCCACACGATGGCGTTGCCCCGCTTCTGCTCCAGGTGGTTGAAGGTCATGCAGGTCATGGCCTGGGACAGCTGCAGCGCGAAGGGCTCGATCTTGCCCTCGTAGTAGGCGCTCCAGGCGTCGCCGACCGTCTTGTTCTGCAGCACGTCCTCGTTGCAGCCGAAGTAGTTGAGCACGCGGGTCTGGATGAGCTCCATCTGATCGGCGTCGACGATCTTGGCAGCGCTCTGGATCTGCTGGACGTTGGTGTAGGTGTTCGGGAAAAGCGCCAGGCCGCCGGAGTCAGGTCCCAGGTTATCCTGGACCCAGTTTTTGCGCTCGTTGGCCAGGTCCTTGCCCTTGGTAAAGTTAGCGACGGTGGCCATGAAGCGGAAGCTGGCGCTGTTCTTGATGCCTTCCGCGATGCCCTGGTTCTGCACGTTGAGCAGCTGCAGGGTGGGCAGCAGGGCGGCGTTGGTCTCGCCCCGGATGTCGTTCCGGTACAGATACTTGCTCACCACGCCGCAGCGGGCCAGCTCGATGGCTGCCTTCTTGCCGTTGGCGAAGGTGTAGCGCAGCCAGGGCTCGCCACTGATCTCGATGACCTCGGTCTGCTGCGGGTTCACCGGGTAGTAGCCGGTGATCCGGTCAAAATGATCCAGCACCGGCACGATGAAGCAGGTGTTCTGGGTGTCGTAGATCGTGGCCACCTTGTAAACGAACTGCGCGCCGGTCATGAAGGGGTTGGGCCTGCCTTCCAGCATGGCCTTCACGCCCTTGGCGTCGGCGCCGTTGACGGTGGGCAGCAGCTTGCTGCAGTGGTTGGCGAAGGTATGGATGCAGGCCCGGGTGAGCTCCATCTCATACACGCCGCCGTCCCAGTTGGTAAAGATAGGCGTGTAGCCGTCAAGCATTTGGAAATATCCGTTTACCTGCTTCGCCACCTTGGGACGCTGGAAAAGTTTTTCAAATACTCCCATGTCTCTCCTCACTCATTTCTTAGCTGTTCGCCGATCTGGTCGTACCACTTCTGGCGGACCGTCAGGGCGTCGATGACGGCCACGAAGCCGTCGATATGGGTCCGCGGGTCGATCTTGACCGGGCGGATCTTGCGGGTCTCCTCGTTCTGCTTCATGGCCACGTTGAGGAAGTGGGCCTTCAGCACCTTGTTGGTGCCCAGCTGCAGAGTCTTGTCCCGCAGCAGGCCGTCCACCTCGTGGATGACCGGCGTCAGGTTCTCGCCCTGGTAGACGTCGTCGCAGTGGAAGCCGTACTGCTCCATCTGCTGGATCAGGTACTGGGCGCTGTATCGGTCGTAGCCCACCTGCAGCGGCAGGATCTCGTACTCCTCGACCAGCATCCGGAACCACTCGAAGCAGTCGTTATAGTCGACGTAGTTTTCGCCGCTTGGTTGTATCAGCCCGGCCGTCACATATAGCCGGTATGGTACGCCCTCGCGTTCCTGCAGCTCGTCGATCTTGTTCTCCGGCATGAAGAACTTGGCGAAGGTGTAGAGCTTGCCCGCCTTCTCGATGACGACGCAGCAGGCCGTCAAGTCGGTGGTCTGGGACAGGTCGATGCCTCCGACGCAGTAGCTGCTCCGGAAGTCCTCCAGGCTGTACTCCTCGCCGGTGACCGCGTCGACGACCTCCCAGGGCAGCCACGCCTGGGTGCTGCTCTGTTTGATGTTGCAGTATTTCGTCATGAACTCGGCCCGCTTGCTCAGGCTGTTCTTGGCGATGGCGATCTCCTCGATGAAGAAGTCCGCGGAGACGCTGACGCCCAGGTTCGGGTTGCTCTTGCGCAGCTCGTCCAGGTCGTCCCACTTCTCCGGGTCGTCGATGATGTAAAGGATCGGCAGCAGGCGCCGCTCCTCGCTGCTGCCCTGCAGGACAGCGGTGGATCTTGCCATCAGCTCGTCGTATGGCCCGTCGTTGACATAGCCGGCCGTGCTGATGCTCAGGATCATGGGCTGCTTACGCGCGCCCAGGGCCGACTTCATGACCTCGTACTGCTTCAGCCCCTGCTCCGCCGGCCAGCTTGCGATCTCGTCACAGACCGTCAGGTGCGGGTTGAAGCCGTCCGACTTCTTTGCGTTGAAGGCCAGAGGCCGGGCCGTTGTGTTGGTCTCCTCCAGGTACACGTCCGACCGGCGGCGCTTTACCAGCGCGGCCAGCTCAGGCTCCCGGGAGATCATCTTGTAGAAGTTTTCGTACACGATGGCAGCCTGCTCCAGCTTGGGCGCCAGGCAATACACGCGGGCGCCATACTCGCCGTCCAGGTAGACCATGTAGGCGATGACGGCCGACGCGAAAAGACTCTTGCCATTCTTTCGGCCCATGACTAAAAAGACCTCGCGGAAGATCCGCAGGCCGTTCTCGTCCACGATGCCGAACATCAGGCAGACCGTCGCCTTCTGCCACAGCTCCAGCGTGATCAGGTCGTCCCGTCCCTCGCAGTGATGGCAGAAGGTCTGGATGAACTCGATCGCGTTGTTCGCCTTCTTGGCGTCAAAATAAAAAAGACCATCGCGGAGGCCCGCGGTGATCTTCTCGTATAGGAGGCGGATCCACTTACCGACGACGATCTCGCCGGTCTGGATCCGATGGTGGTATTCGTGGATGTAATTCGCGAAGGGTGTCATCTGTTCATCATCTCCGTCAGGCGGCTCGCCTTCTGTGCAGGCGGCACCAGGTCGAGCAGCTGCTTGACGATGGCGTTCAGGTTCTTCGTCAGGCTGATGTGAACGTCCGCGGCGGCTGCCTTCTTCATGCCGCTCTGGTTCTCACCGTTCTGGTAATACTCGACCCAGCCGGTCTCGTTGAGCTGGACCTCCAGGTCTTCCAGGCTGACGGTGATGAAGGCCGCGCGGTCGATCAGGGCCTGGCACGTCTTCAGCTTGTTTTCCTCCAGGTCCTTGAAAATCCCGGCCAGCCGTTTCTTTTCTTTTCGGATCCGTGTCTCTTTCGATGCTTTTGCCATTATCCCCACCCCTTTCGTGGCCTTTTCAGTGTAAAATTTGAGCCCACTGCTCGGTCTCCCTGGGCCCTGGAAAAAGTTGAAGATGGGGGGAGTCGCCCACCTTTTTATTTTCTAAATGCGGATGAGGATTTGCACCTCATATAAACAGATTGCCATCTAACGTCGATCACCGAAGTGGTCTATGACTGCGACCGCTCAACGGTCTGTCCAGCATAGGCATAATACGCGCTGTTCTACCCGTCACCATAGCGTCTACCTATTCCGCCACCGCATTTATTTTAATACTGAGAATTTCGTATGATCTCACCGTCCGCACCATATCGGCAGCGGCCAGGTGTAGCCAGTCGTGGATCTTTTTCCTTGTTATGACACGTCTGGCACTCATACATAAAATTGCTAGGGTTCAGGCTGATCTCCGGGTCATTGCAGTTGACATCGTCCAGCCAAATCTTGTGGTGTACTATCTTACCAGGCTCATCCATGCATACCTCGCACAGCCCGCCATCAATGGCCAGCCGTTCCTGGATGTATGCCAGCCTGGCCTTCTTCCACGCCGGTGTCCTGTAGAATTGTTTCTGGTTCATGCTGTGGCCTCCTCGCCGGTTCCCTCCCATCCACCTCTCCGGCGTATGCTATACCGGCCGATTACACGCTGCTGTCCGTATAGGCCTCTACAGACGCAGAAAAGGACCCAGGCCGCTGGGCCTAGATCCTTACACTAGCAATATACCACATTTTTGTGTGCAATTCTATGCAATCTTTTGCCTGGCCATTTTGGGCCAAAAAGTTGAAGGTGCAACAACTGCAACAACTGCAACGCACTTTTCTATATATACCCTTAAATATACCTGTATATAGTCTATATTTATATACTATTCCCTCTTATTTTACCCTTTTATAAAATCCTTGTTGCAGTTGTTGCAGTTGTTGCATATATAACTATTTAATATAAATATGACTATGTTTATCTATAAAATATAGGTTTTTAGAAACATATTTAAGCAAAAAAGGTGCAACAACAACTGCAACGACAATTTTATTCTTGTTGCACCTTGTTGCAGTTTTGGCCCTGGGCGGCCCCTCATCCCCGGTATGCAACGAGCTGTTGCAGCCCTTGTTGCACTTTGTCGTTGCACCTAAAAAGGGCTGAAAAGTTAGAAAAACGCCCCAGATCACTCCGGAGCGTTTTCAGCTTTATTTTTGTGTTTCTCTCAGCTCTGCGAGTCTTTCCTCGTATAGCTTCTTCAGGTCCGTAAATCTTTCATCATATAGCTTCTTCAGGTCCGCCACCCGCTGATCGGAGAAGGTTTTCACGTCTTCGATTCTTTCCTCGTACGATTTGATCAGGTCGGCGATCCGCATCTCGTAGGTCTCCTTTAGCGATACGGTGCTGTTGACCTCGATCTCCTTCTTCTTCTCGTAGCCGATGATCTCATTCAAGTCGCCGCCCAGGGAGATGATGATCTTCGCCACGGTTCCAAACTTGGGATCCGGCGTTTTGCCCGTGGCAATGTTCCGGATGGTTTGGAACGGAATGCCGCTCAAATTTGCAGCATCTTCATAGGTGAAGTCGCCCGCCTTCATTAGTGCGACTATATATTCTCTCACTTTATCGTATCCAATTTCCATACTTGACCCTGCCTTAATTAAATTTGAACACTTAATTTCCAAACTTGATCACTTGGCGTCCAAATTTGACCACCTAATTTTCAAATTTGGGTTTTGATATTTTGCTATAAACTGCATACAATTCTAGTAGGGCCACCAATAAAATCATAAAGGAGTATAACTATGGAGACGATGGACATCTTGAAAGAGCTCGCCCTGGAACTGATCGCCACCTGCAGCGACGTCGACCTGCTGGACCTCATCTGCAAACTCTTAGCCCGTGAAATGATGTGACCGGTGGATGCATAGCAAAATGTACTAATAATTATAATTTCCATAAATTCAAATAACAAGATGTCGATTTTTACGAAAACATAAACGACGCTTTAGTCAAAAAGCAAAACGCCCCGAACTGGTCAGCCAGCTCGGGGCGTCTTCTTTTATGCCTCATTCTGTCAGTTTGTCCGCGTGGGTGCTCAGCCAGCCGCGGTGGTTGATGGTCAGCTCGCACACCTCGCAGCGCTCCTGGCCGCGGAAGTGTTCGATATACCTGGCGAAGCCGCTGCGGCCTGCGATGTCCACCTGTCCGGTGTGGCCGACGACGATGACCTTGCAGTCGTCGTGGATCCGGGTCAGCACCTTCTTCAGCTCTGCGGCCGTAAAGTTTTGGGCCTCGTCGATGATGACCACCTTCTTCTCGAAGTTTGTGCCGCGCAGGTAGGTGTGCGTCAATAGCTTGATGAAGCCGGTGCCCTTCTTTTTGCCGGTCATGGTTTCATCGCATACGTCGGCGTTAGGGTTCAGCCCGCACTCGATCATCGCCTGGTAGGCCGGCTCGTAGTATACCTCCGATTTCTCGGTGATGCTGCCGGGCAGGTAGCCCTGCTTCCCTTCGCCGTAGGGGCTCACGATGTAGACGATCCCGTCCAGCTCGTTCCGCTTATCCTTCACCAGCATATTGGCCGCGCCGATGGCCAGCGTGGTCTTGCCGGTACCGGCTGCAGCGTTGCAGAAGACGATCGTCTTCCTGTCGGACCGGATCGCCTCCACGAACGCCACCTGCTGCTCGTCCAGGTCAAAATCAAAACTTAGCATTTTCCGTCTTCCTCCTTGTACCTCTCCGCCAGCCTGCCCAGGGCCGCGCCGTGGATGTTGTGCGTCTGGCGCCAGCTGTAGCCGATGGCCACGCAGACCTCCTCCCAGGTCAGGCCCTCGATGTAGCGGTGGCGGAACAGTTTGCGCTCCATGGGCTCCAGGCTGTCGATCAGCTCCTCGATGTGCGCCTGCGCTGCAGCCAGCTCGGCCAGCTTGGCCTGGTATCGCTCCTGCAGGGCGATGTGGTGCGCGACCACGTTCGTGATCGGGTCGCCTCCGCTGGATCCGCGCGGCATACCGTCCCAGTTTGTGCCCTTGGGCCCGGTCATGAAGGCCTCGACCTTCTCCAGCTCCAGGGAGATCTGCCGGTGCTCAGCCTTCAGGTCCCTGTAGCTGTGCAGCTGCTTCTTCAGCTCGTCCTTGGTCATTTTGGCGCGACCTCCTTCGGCAGCTTGTAGCACTCGCGGAAGCCGTTCTCGAACTGCACCATATACCACATATGGGCATAGTTGACCTCGATCACGGTGCAGCGCTTCGGTTTGTCGGCATCCTCCGGGCCATTGTGTTGCCTGTACAGGGTCATTACTTCCC